AGATGTTACAGATAGTGATATACATAATTGGTATGATAGTCACAGCAAACCCGAATATGCGAAAATCAAATATCCCGAGCCGATTGTCGATTATCCTACACAAAAGGCTAAAATGATGACTATGTATGAGAAGACGAAATACAAGTAAGTGTCCAATGAACGCTGTCATCTGATGGAAAAAGTATGTCGTATATCTCGTATGCTTTATCCGTTTCAATATTTACGTTTGGTGGTTCTTCCCAATCACTATATGCGAGTGCCTTTGAAGTGGGACGTTCCAGTTCTAATAGTGTTTTCAATGCGGTCAAGCGTCGGGTCAATGGATACATTTTTTGTGGGAGTTTCCTGGATAGTTGTTTCCATCTCCATTCAAATTGTAATGCGGCTTGCCATGTAGGAAATCCTGATACATGACATGCCCGCTCCCAAGTTTCACCGCGGTTCACTTGCGTAGTTGTTGCGTGCGCACCTCCCGTTATTTCTTTATTGTGCTGTCGTAAACGTTTTTCCAAGTCTACGGTAGCACCCACATATGTTGTATTTTTACTAGATATCAATAAATATACAAAAAAAGACATTATATTATATCAACTTACAAAAGTTTAACTGATTTATTTGTAATATCAGTATTTGATTCAGACTCAGATAATACACCCCCGATTAATGGAGTATCGTTATTCGGATTTTGTTGGCCATACGTTTTGTTCAAGAAAAAGGGTATCATTATCACGCCTTGTGTTGATTTTTGAAATATTTCAAGTTCAATTGGTTGGTCTATGTCATATTCATAGCATAATACACCCGGCGAAACTTGTCCCTGTGCTGTACCGAACTTGATGACTTTCCCTTTTACGACCGCGCTTAGTAATACATCATACTGTGCTAGGGTATGGCCGCCAGTACTAGTAGATGAAAACGGAGAAGTCGCGTGTAAGAAATCTACGACAGCTCCTTGATTCGGTATATGAATATTCACATCGGTATAACAATTCGTCCTACGATAAAACGATGACGGGTATATCCATTTCATACCCAAATACTTCTTTTTGGCACGGTTATCATTTTCCGCCGTAAGCACTTCAAAAACCTTTTTCATTGTATCTATATTTGCCCCACCTGCAAGTGACTCTTGGTTTTCAGCACCAAATGTTAATATTCCAATAATATCACCAGCTGTATTCAATATAGGACTACCCGAGTTTCCAGAGAGACTGGGAGAACTTACATATATAGAATCCACGATTTGTTGACCACCTGATTCTGAAAAATGAGGGTCACGAACAATACCATCGCTAATAGAATCCGCGTCAATTCCTAATGGGTTACCAAATACAAAACAACGGTCACCTTGCTTGGGCATAGCACTAGCCAATTTCAATGTATAATTTGGTGTGGAAGTCATATCGATATTCGTTTTAATCAGTGCAATATCTGCTATGCCATCGATGAATATGTTTGCGTTGATTATAGGAAGCCACAAGTTTGTGCTCGGATCAACAATATGTGTTTCTTGGTGTAAAGTTCGGTTATCATCCATTATTGTATGTGCTGCAGTCATAAACCAACCTTTGTGTAAATCTTCCGCCCCGAAAGAAACGAATGACCCGCTACCAGAGTATATTGTTGTTGTCGCGTTCTGTACATTTTTACTATACACAGTGCTGCATGCATGAATCAAGTTATCAATATCGGGAAACTTTTCAATTGTATTTAACCGTCCTCCTTGACTCGTTACATTTGTATCTAAATTGTTAATGCGGTTTAACAATTTACGGTCGTTTTTAATAGCAATACTACTTTTGGACAGTCGAAACATAGTATATACAATTTGTATATTTTATGTTTTATGTTTTGTGTTTTATAGGACATTTTTAAATATCCAACGAAATCACATTCTTCTCGGATGTATTGCGCTTACGGTTTGTACGCTTAGGCATCTTCGTGTTTTCCATGTCTTTCAATGACGAAATAGAGATCTTAGAATCGTTGTCTTGGGGAGCGGCGGGTTCGTCTTGGATGTTGATGGAACGAGTCTTCAGTCCAGACAAAATATTATCAATATCGGTAGAAGGTCCCTTCATCTCAGGCCTAGATGGCATTTGTGGTGCGCTAATATTTTGAAATCCATTGTTCATGTCTACTCCCTTTTCCATAAACATAGTCCCGCGACCAGCATCTAAATCGGGTCGGTTAGATGTTTCGGGCATCGGTCTTGGTGGCGGAGGCTGGTTTTTCGTCTCCATTGGTGCCGGCGGAGGAGGACCACGTGGGCGACTGTTGTTCTCTTGCATCAAGTTCTGTGCAAACTCAAAACCTGGCGATTGTTGGCTCAACGAACTTGCTGTAGCATTTGTGAACATTTTCATCAACTCTGGACTTTGTTTGATAACATCATTAAATGCTGGTGCGGCACTCGAAAGCGCCTTGTTGGAGAAGTTCAAAACGGCAGCACTGAAACCAACGCGCAATAGTAGCGATAGTTCGGGGGCCATCTTTCCACCCTTATATTTGTCGTGTAATTCCGAAAAAATCTCATCATAGCTGTCGATATCTTCGTTCACTTGCTCACCCCAACCGTCCAAGTTCAAGTCAAATGGGTTAAACACTGCATTTGCGTATTCTAATGAATTGATTGCAGTCATAAACCACCATCCTTGCAGCTTAATGCTGTCTTTCTTGCGCTTGTCCTCTAATGCAGTTTCATATTCATCTTCAACTTCATCGAAATCCGAGTCCAATGTGAAGTGACTATTATTCTTCACCAAACCCTTTTCATGCCATTCGTCGAGTTTTTTTATCATCATTCGCTTCTTTCTACGTTTTTCTCGGTCATTCATATTATTTGACGGCCTCGACGGAGCCGATGACGGGATCTCGCTCATTTTTGAAAAACCATCCCAGGTTTGGGTATTGCCGACACTTTCGCGGGTCGCTTGCCCCAAGTCGCTTAATGGCACTTCTTCTACGGCAGGTGCGCTTGCTGATGCGGATTTCCCTAAACCAAACAGGTTAGAAGCCATATCTGCAATGCCCGCTCCACCCGGTGCAGGAGCCGACGGAGCCGCTTCCGTTTCAACACCAGATAAATTGTTCATTTCCTTTTCTAAGTCATCCAAATCCCCTAAATCTAATTTCAAATTATCACTTGAACCCGTTCGTTTCTTATCGTTCATTAATAGTTCAATGCCTGGTCCGAAGCTAACACCTGGTTTATCCCCTGGGGCAGCAGAAACATCGGTAATATCGTTTGTAGATAATTCAATAACTTCCATTGTAATATGATAGTTATACAAACTTTATTTCTAAATCGTCCGCATAATATATTAATTTGTTGGTCTTTAAATAGTATATACCCTGCAAAAAGCAATCGGCCAAGTCATCTTTTTTCTTGGTATCTAAAGAATCGATCCATTGACGAATAGAGGGAGTATTTTCAAGTATTTGTTTACACATTACTACACCATTGTTCTTGTTATCTTTGTAATGGGCCTTATTGTTATATGATGGTGTTTGCAATGTGTTTTCCAATTTTGGGGGCGATTTCGTAGAAAACTGCTTCAATTTATTTGATGATGAAATAAATGCAATATGAATGTTCTCATCATATCTCATAATGAAATATTGTGCTAACATCCCTTGGATTGTTTTCATGCGGTTCGCAATGGGTGATATTTGGTTCTCAATAATCACGTGTTGAATGTTGTCGAAAGTATTAATGTTTCCAAAATGGTGTTTCATCGCCCGACCGATGCTTATTAAATCGGTTTCATTTGCACTTTTTGTGCTCGTATTCAGCTTATTGAAACATTGTTTTTTGTATAATGCCGAAATATCTTGCATTAGTGTATCCTTTTTTGCAGTCATATATTGCGGATTTTGCAAATGCAATAAACATGACACATATATACCCCGCAATGCATCTAACTTTTGTTTTTTCAAATATGCATCGGTGGTCTCTTTCGTGGGTATCCGGTAGTGGCCGTGCGCCTTTGCATGTTTCTCACAAGCATATATATCGCCCTTTGCATATTTTGCCGATCTGCCACATATAGTTGGCGGGGTTTTCTTATTTTTTGGTTTGTTATTACAGTTACAACTGTGTTGTGCGTTTTCATTTTCTATCATATTTATAACTCTCCAATCTGTAATGTTGAGAACATTGTTTGATATTTCCAAAATACAATACGCCATATTTTTGATTCCGACGTCAAAACTGATATATTTCATAGTATGATATTACATATTATGAAAATGTTCTCTATATGAGAGAAAGGTTAACATATATATTTGAAAACTTTTATTCGCGCATTACTTTTGTAATGGGAACCTTCTTACGCATCAACTCTTCTTGTGTGATTGCAGGTGATACGCGGCGCGCTTGCAATTCTTCACGGGTTAAATAGTTGACCTTCAAATCGCTCTGCTTTTCAAGCGTATCTTCGGCAACTTCAATCAACGACCGAATGGCCTTAGTGGGTGCTAAACTTGAGAACTTGTTCGATTGTATAGACGGTAACTCTTCGGGTTTGCTGTTGGAAAAACCGACATCGGTTGCGGTCTCAGTAAAATTGTATTTCATAATATCGTTTGCATTCTTAGTCATGTACTGGCGATATTCCCAGTTAGATTTGATATTATTACGCTTCTTAATCCCATCATTTACCACGGAATTGGACACCCATGACGAAGGAACACTGCGTCCATCGTCCATCATAGAAGGAAAATTATCAAATTGATTGTTTGACTTGTATCCTCGCTCTGTAGCGGGAGACATTTTATTAGTATTAGGATATACATCTGCTAAAACTGAATAAGAGTTCATAATCAATTGTGTTATAATGTATGGTTAGAATAATTTACTCTGCAGATTGAATTAATTTCAGTAGGGTATGTCTCTTCATACGCGAAGCATCGGTTACTAACCCTTTTTCATTAGCATATGTTCTCAATTCTGGTAAAGTCATTTCGTCGACCATAAGCACGCCATTTTCTTTGATTGCTTCTTCCGCTGATGCAGATGCGACAGTTTCGTCTAAATGTTCGGTCAAGTTTGTATCGGATTTATTCACAACCAACTCAATCTCGGGTAATGGTGCATCTATAATGCTTGGTTCAATTACATAGGGTGTTTCTGTATCTTCCTCTGCGTCAATCGTTGTTTCAACCGGAATATCATCAAACGTCGCATCTATTTCCATATTAACTGTTTTTACCGGCGCGTCAGCATCACTATCATCGTCGGACTCTGCGCCGCTATCGTCATCAGATTCTGACTCGCTGACATCGTCGGACTCTGCATCGCTATCGTCCTCATCGGACTCTGCACCGCTATCGTCCTCATCTTCGCTCAACTGGACTTCTATTTTCGACTGAATCGGCTGCTCCGACATATGAACCATTGGCGGGTGTACGCCGCCTCGCATATTGTTCAATTCGGTAACAACATTATTCAATAACGAGAACATTGTTTCCGCTTTTTGTTCTAAACTACTAATGCGATTACGGAAATGAAACACCAATAAAACTAATAAAACGAACGTAACTCCTAAACTAAGAAGAAAAAAGGATTCAAACATACTTTGTATTTTCATTATAGTATTTCTACAAAAATGTTTTTACATATAAACGAACAAGCTATTTGTAAATGCAAAATAAAATGACAATCTATAATATACAAACGATTATACAATAATGAACCCGTCATTTGAAAAAACCGCTT